CATGACGGAGGTTGATCAGAAGACCCAAGAAGTCTATGAGCGGGACTCTGTTGTGATCATCAGTCCGTCGTACCTGAAATATTTTGGGGGCTACGCTGCTAAAATGCGCCTGGGCCCGGGGATGCGTGGTCTTTCGGTTTGTGAGTTGCAGGAAGACGGTCGCATCGACGTGAACATCCACGCGCGCGGGAGGCGACTCTAGATGCTCTTGCTGGCTTTTGGAAACAAGGCGCGCAACGGAAAGGATACTGCGGCTGCAGCGATCCAGGACTACTTTGATCAAAAGCTCGCAAATCACATTATGTACTACGGCGAAGTGCCCTCGAAGATCGCTGCCCTTCCGCCGATTGTGAAGATTTTTAGGTTTGCTGACGGGGTTTACGAAGAGGCGCGCACGAAGTACGGTATGACGGAGAAGAATTCGGTGCTGTTACAGCAGATTGGCCACGGTCGAAGACAGAGCGATCCGGAATATTGGATTCGTCAGTGCTTTGAAAAAATTGAGTCCGAGAAGGATTCAGGTCGTTTGATCGCCATTATTGCGGATATGCGTTATCGAAACGAGGCTGAATTCGTTAAGCGTCGAGGTGGGTTCCTTGTCAACGTCACGCGTATCAATCCGGACGGGAAGCCTTACATTGCGCAGGATAGGTCGGCCGATCACCCTTCGGAGATTGAGTTAGATGATTGCAATTGGGACTATCGGATCGTCTCTAAAGAGGCGGCTCTTACTGGCGAGTACGCTGTTACTCTGGTTGAGTACTTGAGAGGAATTGGCGGATTGGGGGCAGTATGAAAATAATTGAGCCTTCAGCAGTTTTGATTCGTCCCCAGGGCGCAGAAGGGGGCTTGATTGCGCTCCGCACCATCGAGTCCATGGCTCGGATCTCGCACCGATCAGAAGAAGCACAGACAGATGATTCATGGCGGCGATTTCTTACAGCGAACGTGTTGGAGCACGGTGACTGGAGTGTGACGGAGCACGGCACCGCGTCTGTGGTTTTTCGCGTCGATCGAGGCGTGACCCATGAGTTGGTACGTCACCGTTTGTTCTCCTTCACACAGGAGTCTACGCGGTTTGTGAACGGGCGCAAAACATATCCTGACGGATTAGAGTTCATCGCGCCTGTAATCGATCACGGTCTTTCCATATTTTGGGTAGAAAGCCTCCGGCAAGCCGAAGATTCTTACATGGGCATGTTGGCCGAGGGTTGGAAACCACAGGAGGCCCGCTCGGTGCTTCCCAACGCCCTAGCATCGACCATCGGCGTCACAGGCAATTTTCGTAACTGGCGGCACTTCTTTTTGATGAGGACCACCAAAGAAACGCATCCTGATTTTCGCCGGGTCACGATTCCCTTGCTGGAAGTTTTCAAAGAGCGCATTCCACTTTTGTATGACGACATTGAGCCGTTGGCTCGGCAAATTGACAATCTGAGAAAGGCTCGATGATGAAATCGATTTACTTGATCGGATCTCTTCGCAATCCAAACATCCCGGAGACGGCGCGCGAGATACGAGCGGCGGGGTTTGATGTGTTTGATGATTGGTTTGCTCCTGGCCCGGAGACGGATGATTTTTGGCGCAACTACGAGAAGTCGAAGGGGAGCAGCTACCAAGAAGCGTTGTATGGATACGCGGCTCGGCACGTTTTTGAGTTCGATAAATCACATCTTGATCGGTGTGATGCGGCGATCATGGTTATGCCGGCCGGAAAGTCTGCTCATTTGGAATTGGGCTACGTGCTCGGCAATAAAAAGCCGGGGTTTATTTTGTTTGACGAAGAGCCGGAGCGGTGGGATGTTATGTATCAGTTCGCTACCGGTATTTTCTTTTGTAAGGAAGATTTGTTCAAAGCTTTGAAAATACTACGTTAGGAGAAAACGATGAGCATCATTGACAAGAAGACTGAGCAGGACGGACAGGTCATTAGCATGGAGCGCACTATTAAGTGCGACGCCGAGGGGTGCGAGAGCTCCGCGACGTTCAACCCCCAAGACGTCGAACAGATCAAGGCGCTTCCTGAGTGGGTTCGAGCCTACCGTGTTGTGAACCGCGGCGATCGAAAGGCTTTCGGCTACTGTTCGGACGTCTGCGAAGTCAACGGTATCACCGCTGGCAATCACAATGTTCCAGAGCCGAAGAAGGTCACGGAAGTCACGTCCCAAGCAGAGATCAAGCAAGCCATTGCGAACGCAGAAGCTGCGAAGGCTCTTGCCGGCAAGGACGCGGGCACGGAAGCTGCGGCCAAGAAGACAATCCAACTGACTGACGGAGAATAACGTGCCTGAGTTCGAACCGATGCTCAAATCCTTTGTGGAGTTCGTTGGGATTTTCAAAGGTGAAGATCCTATGGTTTCTGTAGTTGCCGAGATCACGAAGGAAGGGTTCAAGTGGGAAACGGTCCCGAATCCGAAATACTGCGTGCGCCAGAATTTTACAGTTGGTCACGCGGGTCCGGAAGACTTAGCACAGTTCGTTAATAAGGCCCTCCAGGAAATTGCCATCCTGGGAGGCATGATGGTGCATAAGAAAGAGCCCCATCAGCAGTTTGATTTTAGCAATCAGGTCTTTGTTCCGATGCATATGTTTTCGAGAATCGAGTGCATTGTAAAGAGGATCACTACTACTCCGGAGAATCCGGATGCGCTGGAGACGAAGGAGATGACAAATTGACGATTCCCATGAATCCATACCTTCGGAGCGAAGATGACGGCAGTCGGTTTATGATTTCTGGAGAGATAACCGCCGCCACCGCTTTTAATTTTATTAAGCATTACGACGGAGGCACGATTTTTCTAAGCTCGGTTGGTGGGGACATCGGCGCCACGTTGGCGATTTTTGACCACATTAAGTCGTTCGAGAACACCCGTATCGTGGCTACGGGCGTTAATCAGTCTGCGGCCGCGGTTCTTCTGCAGGCCGCCGACGTTCGCATCATGACTCGGAATGCGGTACTGCAGTATATCCCACCGCCGGAAAATCGGGACGTGGATCCGCAGCGTTGGTTTTTGCATTCAAATATCGTGAATCTCGTGCGCGAACGCACGGGGATGGCGCTGCCAGAGTCGTACGATCTGTTTGATGAGCAGATGATCAATGCCGAGCGCGCACTGCAGCTGGGCCTGATCGATAAAATTGAAGGGAGAGAGGATGACTATGTCGACCCCAACGACCTCAGAAACTGGGAAGGTATTGGACTTCCAGGAAGCGAAAGCTCGGTTGTTGAACCCGAACCGGAAATCCCCAGCGCCGAGTGAGGCGTTGTCGGGTGTCGTCGCACACTTCAAGTTCTCGCGCCTTCCGCGCGTTGAGCGCATTGCTCGGACTTTGGCCACGCTTTCCATTCAGTCTGATAACTGGGAGCCGTTTATTAGGTTAGCGGAGATGATGATCCCATATGTGGATTCAGACTTTACAACGCTTCCGAAGTGTGTTACTCTAGAAGAGGTCAATAATGCCGTTCAAGCCGATCAAGAGTCTTAAGGACGAAGAGCTTGTGGTTGATTTGATCAACCGTTATCGTCTTTTGGCTGCGTCAGACGACGCGTCGATAAAGCAGAAGCTCCATGCGCTTGCGCGAATTGAGTATCTGGCCGGTTTGGCTGGAGAGGATCCTGGAGAAGGATCCGCGGCTCTTCCGCCTCTGGAAGAGACAGAAGTGGCGGAAGAGGCATCGCCGGTACCGGAGCCGGTCTCGTCAGCTATTTTGCCGGCGATCGTGAAGGGCGTCGAGGGATCGAATTTCGATGAAATTTAGGAGGGTCTGATGGCCGTCGAGCATGCGCTTTTTGACGCGGGAGAAGGTCAATGGTCCGTGATCGCGGAGACTCCTGCGGGGACTATGGTGACTACATTTTCCGGGCCGGGGGCTAAACTGCGCGCGAACGCGTACGGGCTGTGGATGAATGGAAGGTTTCCCGTCCCGTTGCCTAAAGAGCTTTTCGTCACGGACGTCAAGGGACGCAAAATCAAATTGGTGCTTGACGGTGTTGAGTGGTCTTCTGATACGAAACGTGGTACTATTACAGCGCGTCCGAAAAACCCTATAGCGGAAGTGGATGTTTCGGGGAAACCGGAATCCGATGTTGTGATTGGAGAGAAACAATGATTTTGTTATCCGCGGACTTTGAGACCACGGGCCTGGACCCGTCGACTGATCGCATCATAGAGGTTGGTGCTGTTCTTTACTCCACGAATATGGATCAAGCGCTTGAGACCGCCGGCTTCCTCGTCAATCCCGAGATGCCTATTCCGACCGAGATCACGAAGCTGACCGGCATCAATAACGCCATGGTCAAGAAGTTCGGACTCGAGTCTAAGCACGCGTTTGAGAAGTATGCCGCGATGGTGGAAGTCGCGGACGCGGTTATTGGGCAGAATTTCTTGCGCTTCGATGCTCTCTTTGCCAACGCCTGGGCGGCGCGCGAGAAGCAAACGCTTCCGAGTCGCTTGATCATCGACACGCGTACGGATCTCCCGGGGGTGGAATCCAAGCATCTCGGATATATGGCAGCCGATGCTGGATTCCTTAACCCTTTTCCTCACCGCGCAGTTTCAGATTGCATGACGGTCCTTAAGCTCGTCGCAATGCATAACATCGACGATGTGGTGGCTCTTGCCAAAGAGCCCACGATTGTGTTACTATCTCAAGCGTCGATCGATGAGCGTCATTTGTGCAAGGCTCGGAAGTACCAATGGAATCCGGATTTCAAAGTCTGGTGGAAGGCTTTGAAGCAGTCGCAGGTTTCGAAAGAGCAGAACGAGGCGCCATTCGGGACGAGAATTTCGGACATCCCAGTTGAACGGTTGTGGCACAGTAGGTAAATCTCAAACGGAGGCAACATGCTTATCACGCAGAAAGTCTATGAAAAAGCCCCGACGGGCATCTATACCGCGGTGTTTGCGGATTACGTCGACCTGGGAATGAAGACGAATCCGTTCGCAAAGGGCAATCAGCCGAAAGAGCGTCCCCGCATTCTATTCACTTGGGTTCTGAATGCGAAGGATGCAGAGGGCAATTACTATCGTGTCCAGCGGGAAGTTACGAAGAGTCTGCATGATAAGGCCGGCTTGCGGCAAGTTGTGCTTGACATGACGGGTGTGAACCCCGGTTCGGAGTTCGAGCTCGAGACTCTGATTGGTAAGTGCAACCTCGTTGCGGTGAAGAAGGGCGTGAGTCAGACAGGGAAGCCGAAGTCTACGATCGAGTCTTTCATGCCGGCGAAGGAAGTGTTCGCCGTCCCCGCGACCTTCGTTCGCGCGAAGGACCGCACCAACGATCAGGCCACGACTCAGACTACTGCGGCGCAGACGGCTGCTCCTGCGGCTAGCCCAGCGGCCCAGGCGGCTCCGGTAGTGCAGGACGAAGACATCCCGTTCTAAGAGCGGGCTTTCGGTAAGCGATAAGAGAGGGGGCTTCGGCCCCCTCTCACTTTCAGAAAAGGATGCTCATGCCGCGGAGAGTCACAACCGAAGAGTTTATAGAGCGGGCGAAAGCGGTCCACGGGGGCAGGTATGATTATTCGTCTACTGTGTATGTGAACGCTAACGCGAAAATAAAATATGTGTGCCCCGTTCACGGAGAGGTTGAACAGTGGCCTAAGGTTCATGTCCGCAACTCGGCCTCGAGAAAGTCTGCTGGGTGCCCTAGATGTATTCGCAGGCAAGGCGGACCCGTTCGTCAGCGGTCAGGTGAGACGTGGGAGTTTCCGTGCGTTCATGGTGTTGTTACCTTGCCCGCTCGTGGGGTATCCAATGGTCAAGTTCGTTGGTCTCCGAGTTTGGAGAGATGGTATTGCAGGTCCTGCGATGCTTTAGTTCACAAGAAGAGTAGAGATGGATCGGGTAGGCAAGGCCTTCTGAGCCGCATGAAGCATATTGTCCGGAGTAGTAAGGACAATGCTAAAAAGAGTGGATACGCTCCGATATCGGAGTCTCCGGAAGATTTACTGAGGATGTGGGCTTTGCAGGGCGGGGCGGATGCCATTACAGAGGAGCCTATTGATTTATTGGCGGCGGTTGCTCACCACGACCACGATTGCGGAAAGACTTTTGGGTTTGTTTCTTCGTGGGTGAATCTCGCGGAGGGACATCTTAGAAAGCTTTCGTATGAAGGTCGAGCGAAGATGTTTGCAAAGATGTTTCCTGAAGAAGTCAAACGGGCAACAGAGCTTTTGTCGGAGACGACGGTAAAGGGTGAAAATGACAAACGCCGGACAACATCCAGCGATTGCATTTCTGAATAGTCTCTTTTTGCCGGGGGACTTGATCTGCCTTCAGTTAATACACCAAAAGAGTCGAGGCACGGCCGTTCGGTTCCTGAAGGCCGAAGATGTAAACGATGATGTAATTCGACTTCTGCAAGAGAAGAACGCAGAGGGCTATAATATATATTTTTGCCCGAATGCATTTGTTTCGGGGGCCTCGCGCCGGAAGAAAGAATTTGTTGGAGAGATAAGAACAGCTTTCATTGAGATTGACAACGACGCGATCGTTTCTGTTGACAACATCGACGACTCGGTTTTTGTGGGCCAGGTTCCCGAGCCAGCTTTCATTACCGAATCTAGTCCCGGAAAGCGGCAGGTTTTTTGGAAGTTACAGTCGGGCTTTACAACTTCTCAGCTCGAGGCATTAAATCGCTCTCTCCTTCTCCGCTTCGGGGGAGATCCTGCGTGTTCGGATGTTGTTCGTGTTCTTCGCTTGCCGAATTTTGAAAATTTGAAATACGATTCAAAACCCCTCTCAAAAATCCTCGTTGCAGGCGACAGCTCTCGCCACTCTCTGGAAGAGTTCAGCCTCCCGATCCAAGAAAATAAGACAGTCGTTAAGATCGAAGCCAAAGAAGAGGAACTGCGATCCATCGCCACTTTTCTTGAGAAGGCGTTAGACGAATCGGGTATTGATTATGATGGGCCCAGAGTTTGGGGACAGACAGGATATTTGTGGGAGTTGGGAAGTTGTGTTTGGGCCGCAGACCATACTACTGGAGAGGGCGGCGCGTGCATTATACTTATGAAATCTGGGGCGATTTCATATTCTTGCCGTCATTCTAGCTGTATGAGGAATCACAGAGATTGGCTGCAGTTTCGGGAGCTGATTGAGACTCGCGTCGGTCACAAGTTTGCGTTTGCGGAGAAGAAGGATTGGAGTTCGGGCGTTATCCTTGGTGATGGGCCGTACACCGATGTTAAGCCTCCGACGATTTCGAAGGCCATAGGTCTTCGCGACGATATGTCAGATACTGTTCTTTCTGGTCGGCTGGGCGAGCTTTGTCAGACCCGCCTCATTGATCAGAAGCGCTTTCCTATCGCGTATGCTTGGCCCGCGTTGCTTGCGGCCGCGGGCGTGATGGTGCCTCCGGTTCCCGCGAGTCCCGATGTAGTGACCGCGGTAGACCCCATGACCAATTCGTTCACTGCTCTTGTTGGTCCCGTCCATAGTGGAAAATCACAAGCGATCAATTGGGCAAACGGAATCATCGGCCTGCCGCGTGAGATGTATTCGGAAGTCCGTGCCGGCTCCTCGGAGTCTTTGTTGCGCAAGCTGATGGGCATGAAGAAGAAGGGAACGCTCATGCGTTCTCTTTTGATTGACCTGGATGAGTGGGCGCATCTCTTCGCTAAGGCCTCCATCGAGAGTTCATCTTTTGCGACGTTTCTCCAGACGGCGTTTTACAAGAATCACGTCAACGTTGTCCTGGGCGGGGGTTTTGAAGTCGATCTCATTTGCGCCCTCACGTTGATCGGCGGCATCGTCGAGGATGATTTCAGTTCATGCTTTGGAGCGAAGTCCATGGGGGGCTTGCACGATCGTTTTGTTTTCGGCCTCTCTCCCTCGGATTACAATTTCATGTATCAGCCGTTCGAAGGGAAGCCGGAAAAGCTTGAGCCTGTCATGGTCGCCATCGACAAAGACGTATGGGAGATGGTTAAGGTAATTCGAAGGGAGACGGGAGCCGGGCGCGAAGCTGAGCATGCGGTGCGCGCGGCGCATATTTGTGCATCGTATGACGGGCGTATAACTCTCCATGCCAAAGACTGTGAGGCTTCGGTTCGTGCTTTCGTTGCAGATCAGCTTCGGGTTCGTGAGATCTTGCGCCCCAATGAGGGCGTTACGAACGATGCGGCATGCGCGAACGAGATACTACTGTGGATGAAAAACAATGCTCCGAACGGTGAACTCGTGCCCGAGCGTCGTCTGCAGCACGGCATCCGCCGGCAGCTTTCAAAACTGGGTCCAGGCGTGTTTCGATCGTCGGTTACAAATCTCATGATATCTGGTATGCTTGTAGTTGGCGATGATCCAACCGGCAAAGTGTGGGGCGGTCGGCGTCCGAAACTCTACCAGCTGTGCGTTGAGGAGAACTCTTGACGAAGCTGCACATGGACTTTGAGTCCAGGTCGGCCCTCGATTTGAAATTGGTTGGGCTCGATAATTACTCTCGGCACCCAAGCACTCGAGTGCTTATGCTGGCGTGGGCTATCGATAAAAATCCAGTCCAGCGGCACGAGTGGCAATCAGAGACGAATAGGCCGTGTTTGGAAGATCTCCCTCCGGAGTTTCGGGAGGCGCTGAGAGATCCGCAGATTTTGAAATACGCGTGGAACGCGGGCTTTGAGCGCACCATGTTTCAGACCCAGTTTGGTGTGTGGATTCCGTACGAGCAGTGGCGAGACCCCATGGTTTATGCACGGTATCTTTCTCTTCCGGGCGCCTTAGCGGATTTTCAAAAGAACTTAGGATTGCCGCTGTCCGCGGCAAAGATGTCGGAAGGGAAGCGTCTCATTAAACTGTTTTGCAAGCCTCTCAAAGAGCGCAAGAGAAAAAAGAAGGGGCAAGATGACGGCCTTCTGTTTGATATTTCTCCCCTATCTGGGGCGGTAGTGGAAGCGAAATTCAACAACTGGCAGACTCACCCAGACGACTGGAAAATTTTTGGAGAGTACTGCAGCCAAGACGTCGTGGCCGAACGGGATGCCGGCGAGTTTTGTGAAAAGTACTTTCCGTTGCCCGAGACAGAATTGCGTGGCTGGTTCTTGGATCAAAAGATCAATCAAGCCGGTATGCCCGCGGACGATAAGTTCGCTGAGAACTCTGTGATTCTTGCGGAGCGTGCCAAGAATAATGCCAAGGAGGAAGCGAAGAAGCTTACTGGTCTCGATAATCCTAATTCTCGAGACAAGATGCTTGTGTGGTGCCAAGCTCGTGGGTACACATTCAAGTCGCTTCGGAAAGAGCCGGTATCGATTTTTCTTTCCGGCGAGAATGTGGATCCTACCCTTCGCGCGGCTCTTGCGCTCCGTGCGGAGTCCGCAAAAACGTCTTATACCAAGTTGAAGAAGATTCGTTCTGCAATCGCTCCCGACGGGCGGTTGCGGAACCAATTTTTGTTTATGGGGTCTGCTCGTGCCGGCCGGTGGTCCGGGCAGGACGTGCAGTTGCACAACATGGCGCGCCCCATCAAAGAGCTCGAAGAGCAGGAAGTCTTGGATCGGGTTCGAGACGCCATTTACAAGTTGGACTATCAGGGAATTAAGAACATCTATCCTGGCGTAATTACGGCGGTCACGTCTTGTATTCGATCGGACTTCGTTGCTCCGCCCGGCAAACGTCTGAACGTTTGCGATCTCAACGCCATTGAGACGCGTGTCGCAGCATGGTTTTGTGAGTGTGAGGCGCTGCTTAAAGTATTTTGCGATGGGCGCGACCCGTATCTTGACTTCGCATCGCGCATGTACCAAATCCCGTACGAGGAGTTGTATAAGCGATACAAGGCCGGAGATCCTGAAGCGAAGAGGATGCGCCAGATCGCGAAGCCCGCGGTGTTGGGTTGTGTGTACAGGCTGAGCGGCGGCGAACTTGTCCTGAATCGGTACAAAGATTTGGTAAAGGGTGGCCTGTGGGGCTATGCCGAAAACATGGGCGTGAAGATGGATCAGAAGACGGCCCACAAATCGGTTGCCGTTTTCCGAGAGGCCTACGAAGAAATTAAGTTTATGTGGTACCATCTCGAAGACGCCGTCGCAAAAGTCCTCAAGCATGGCGGCACCGTTGAGTTGGGCCCGGGCGGCTGTGTTGTAGTTGGGAAGATCACGCGCCGGGGCAAGATGCCGATTTTGTATATCCAACTTCCTTCCGGTCGGCGCTTGCACTACATCGACGCCCATCTGGAGACGAGAGAGCGCAAGGGCAAGGACAAAGACGGCAAGTCGACTACGTACACCAAGGAAGGCATGGTGTACAAGGGCATCAATCAGATCACGAAGCAGTGGTCGGACATCGAGACGAACGGTGGCAAACTTCTCGAAAATATTGTTCAAGCTATGGCGCGCGATGTCCTTTTGCATTCGATGTTTTTGGCTGACGATTTTGGCATGAGAATCGTGGGTCATGTACACGACGAGGTCATAACACTCAGTGATGATGATCCGCTTGAGTCGGGTTTGGAAACTCTTAAGTGGTGTATGTCGCAACCGCCGGCCTACATGCCGGGATTTGTCTTGACAGCGGAAGGGTACGAGGCGTACTATTACCGTAAAGGATGACACGATGAACATTTCAACATTGGCAGCGAAGAAGTTAGAGAACTTCACGGAAGAAGAGAAGGTCGCCCATTACAGCGAAGTTTGCGAAGTTCTGGGATTGGATCCTCGCAAGCGGCCGTTCGAGTACCTTTACGTCGACAATGAGTACGAGGGCCGCAATCTCATTCTCTACGTCACAAAGGCTGGCTCGAATCAGCTTCGAGCCAACATGGGCATCGATATTGAGCCGGTTGCTATTACGATCCAGGCCGGCGTCGCGATTGCAGTTGCGAATGCCGCGGACAAGACTGGCCGTACTGACTCCTGTGTGGGCGCGGTTACGATTGAGGGCCTGACTGGCAAGTCGCTCGCCAATGCCGTCATGTCCGCGGAGACCAAGGCCAAGCGTCGTGTGACGATTTCAATTTCGGGCATTGGTTTGCTTGACGAGACCGAAGTTCAGGACTTGTCCGGGACGGTTACGAAGGTTGTGCCGGACGCGCCACAGGTTTCGGCGCCGCAACTGACCGCTCCGGCCACAGCGGCGGCCACAACCCCCACGGAAGTTATCTCTTCTATCGATCCGATGATCATCGAGGCTGGTCGCCAGATGGCTCAGCGTGGGCACGAAACGTTCATTGCTCCATTGTTAGCGGCGGCTGCCGCGGAAGCGGATCGCAAGCCTACAACCGAAGAGATAACGGAATTTCGGAAGCGGTACGAGAAGTTGGTTATTGACCTGCAGATGAACGGCGTGATCGCTGCCCCGGGTCAAACCGCAGCTAAGCGTATTCGAACGTGGTTTCTTCAAAAGGCGGGATGCGACGGAAGAGATTTGACTTTTGGAAAGTGGCGGGATACACTTGGTTTTATGGAGCAGGGAGTGGCGTCCGAGGGCATCAAAGGCCTCGTCGTCCGAGTTCTCAAGGAGACAGAATAAACATGTTTGAATCGGCTCCCGAAGAGAGCTTCATCGAGCGGGTGTTGTCGAATTTGTTTCCCCCGAAGTGGCCCGCTCTGCATCCCAAAAATGATCTTTCTGGGTCTTTGGAATATCAAGGGCGCAAGAGTCGTACGGGCGTGGACCACTCGCCTCTGATGGCAGTGGGGCGCGTTGTCGGGGAGGCGCAGCCTCGCCGCGTGCTTCTGATGGGGCCGAGGACTTCGTGGACTTAATCCTGAATCCAGAACAGTTGGAGGCGGTCGCCGCGCGCGAGGGGTACTGGTGTTGTATGGCCGGACCCGGCAGCGGGAAAACTAGAGTCATTACTGAGCGGTACAAAGAGCTGAATGCTCTCGGCGGCCACATTCTGAATCTGACTTTCACAAGGCAAGCTGCTCAAGAGATGGCCAAGCGCGCCGGCCTGGACGAAGAGCAGACTGTATTTCGAACGTTTCACAGCTTTTGCCGGGAGCTGATCTATAAAGAATCCGCCCACCTGGGGTTCGAACTCATCGCGTGCCCTCCGGAGCAAGGCAAGATCGTGAAGCTTTTGGGATCGCTGTGCCGGCGATTTGGTGCGATCAAGTACAAGGATCTGGCGCAATACATTTCGGAACAGAAGCGCAAAGGTATTGCTCCGGAGTTTGCGCGTGGTCGAGGAAGTTTGGTTTTGGCGTACCAGGAGTATGAGAGTGCGTGTCGGAATCAGGGTTGGCTGGACTATGACTCGATGATCGTCGAGACGGCCAATCTGCTCGAGAGGAACGCGGAGGTCCGAGCCCGGTGGCAATTTGATTGGGTTCAAGTGGACGAAGCGCAGGACACTGACGCGGTGCAGTTCAAGATCATCAAATTAATCTCAGAGGAGCACAAAAATGTTTTCCTCGTTGGCGACGAAGAGCAGCTTCTTTATTCATGGCGCGGAGCAGTTCCTGATTCACTTTCGTCATTCACTACTCTTTTTCCCGGCGGTAAGTTTATCTATCTTTTTCGTAATTACCGCTCTACTCCTGAGATCGTTCAGTTCTGCAAAGAGAATGCGCCTAAACAGTCTGAACTTATCAGCCGACTGGTGTCGGAAAGAGAGTCTGGAGTTCCTCCCACCATTATTCGATATGACTCAGATGTTCACGAAGCGGAGTTTACCATCTCGTCTATTATCGAGCCCGAAGATACAGCTATCCTCGCTCGAACTAATCGACAGCTCGCTCGTTTCGAAAATATCTGCATTGAGCGAGGAATTAAGTACAGTCTGCTCGGCAAGGCCGGATTCTGGACTCAGCCTGAGACCCGAAATGTGCTTGCTCTACTGCAGGCTAGCATCTATCCTACGGACGCAGCGGTTGCTACAATTATCCAGTGTCCCTACGACTGTACCCGCTTCCTCCGAAAGCGAGACGTCCTCGATGCCATTAAGTCCAATCGCAAAGACGGCGACGAAAGGTCGTACATCGAAATCCTCTCGGACTCGTCGGCCTTCAAAGGCTTCCCGGAGAACCAGCAAGAAAATATCCGGAGGGTTCAAGCATTCATACGACGCCTCCACGCTTCCTCGGTAGAGTCGGCGTCACAGACGTTGAAAAGAGTACTTGATGTTTCAGATGTGCTGACGTATTATGAGACTGAAGAGGAAAGCGACGGGGACAACGATGCGATCGAAAACATCAATGAGATCTACAAAATCTCGGCGCGGTTCCAAAACGCCAAAGAGTTCCTTGACTTCGCCCGGCGGGCAATTGCAGCTAGTCGCAAAAGTAAACAGAAAAGATTGACGATTAGCACCATCCACCAGTCGAAAGGTCGGGAATTCAAAGAGGTATTTCTGGTTGGTGTTTGTGAAGGTATGCTACCTCATAAGCGCGGGGAGTTGGCAGAAGAGCGACGTATATTTTTTGTAGGGTGTTCTCGTGCTGCCGAGCGTCTTTGGATTTCGTATTTTGGACCACCGTCTTCTTTTCTCGAGAGGTACATAAACGATGGACAGCAACAAGAAGCGCATAGAATACAAGAAGAGAGGATTGTGCGGGTGCGGCCGCAAGCCACCCTTGGGTTTGAAAACCTGTCTTCGGTGTCGGAGGGGGACTGATCACCTTCGTCGAAAATATCTTCGGGAGGGTCTTTGTATTTGCAGTCGGAAGATCGACGTTAAAGGATTTGCGAAGTGTTCCATCTGTCGTAAGCAAACGAATGAGAGAAATCGTAAGCTGAAACTAGAAGTGATTGCAGCGTATGGGGGCAGATGTCAATGTCCAGGTTGTTTGGTTGTAGAGCCAGAGTGGCTGAGCATGGACCACGTTGAGGGCGGCGGGCTAAAGCATCGCCGGGATCTGAAAGTGTTAGGGCTAGATTTTTACAGGTGGTTGAAAAAGATGGGGTTTCCGAAAAAAGGATTTAGATTGTTGTGTTATAATTGCAATCTGTCGCGTGGGCATTTTGGGTATTGCCCACACGAGAGGAGAAGTTGATGGGTTTCCTTTTTATCGATTACAAAGGCAATCAAAAAATTCGACACAGCTATTCCGCGGGCCAGGAATTTGATCGCAACCCATATCTGTTTTATCTCCGTCGCGTCGTGGGCTGGAGCGAGAAGGATACGAAGGCGGCATTGCTATTTGGACGCGCACTCGAGTCCGCGATTCAGTTCTACCACGAAAATAACGGTAGTGGCGCCGTCGAGGAGTTTGAGCGCCTGTGGGTTGTCCACAAAGATAAGGATGATCTGATCTACACGAAGCGCGAGCGAGATTGGGAGTCTCTTAACCGCGCCGGCCGAGAGATGATGCAGCTCTATAAGATTCGCCAGCCAGGCTTGCCGATGCCTATGTCGACTCGGTTCCAGCGGGAGTTCACGCGTGAAGTCTTCCCGGGGGATCCTAAGTTTGGCGGCATCGAGTTTTACGGAAAACTTGACGCGATGCCCTCCGTTGATCCCTACCACCCCTTGTTGACCAAGATCGAGTGGCAGGACAAGTATGGTCTTGTTCGGCCGGTGATCGTCGACATCAAAACTAGCGGCCAGGACTTTTCCGACTCTCCTGGTATCTGCGCCCACGATATTCAGCTCCGATCATATTCGTGGCTGACGGGCAAGCGGGACGTTGCGTTCCTTTGGTTCAAGAAGAACTTGCACGAGATCGAGAAGGGCACTAGCGTCACACTCTTGGCTGATGCGAAGCCATTCAAAGCCGGCGAAGAGGCTGTGGTGGCGCACTCAACGGAGGCCGAGGGCACCTTCATTGTGAAAGATGATTTTGTAATGGAGGAAATGAAGAAGTTTGTGGGGGATAAGCCGACTACGAAAGAAGGAAAAGCTCGGAAGCTTGAGTTTCTTGAGAACGCCGCGACGCGAGTTTCGAAAGACATTCTTACGCGCCAGCGTATTCAGTTCAATTCTGGTATCGTATCTATCGAGAGCGCCGAGGATGTAGGTCGCCACATCGGAAATCAGATCGCGCGCATTGTTGCGGCCTGGGATTCTAAGACGTGGCCTAACACGTTTGGCGTGCGGTTCCCTCACGATGATCGGCAGGATCCGTTCTTCCGAGCATTCATTCAGAATGATACGATGTTTCGGGATAGCTTTTTTGAGAAGAAGGGCGAAGAACCGATGGATGATTTCGGCGAAGCCGCAGAGTGAGGAAGATGATGACTAGAGTCAACTGTGTTATCAAAGGCTGCACCAGCTTCATTGATCTTTCAGAACCGGTCGCGGAGAAGTGCAGCTACATTTGTAAGAATCATCCGCGGGCGGTGCAGTGTCGAGCAGTTCCTGGGCGTCCGGAGTATGATCCGAGGCGAGACGAAGTGGATAAGGAAGTAGCTTTTCAAACGGTCGCAAACGACCCGCAGTTGAGGAGATAACGGTGAAGACGACTCTGATGGGCAGTCCGGATGTGACTAATACGGATCCCGCGTACTGGGAAAAAGTTCTGGAGTTACGTGGTCTGTCTATGGACTGCGGGGCTCCTTCGCGTTCAGGTTTCAGAAACCATCCAGATATTGTTTTGTTCTCCGATTTGAAGGGAAGAGACAAAAATGAGATTGGGCTACAATACCGATTTTGATATTTTGAATCGGCTGTTCGATGATCACTACCATACCGGCCACGCCGGCTTCCAGATAGGATCGGTTCGCAAGACGAAAAAGAAAGTTCCGGACTGGGCCTCCAGCAACAAAAAGATAATGAGGCTGTTGCTCCAGGTCTTTCCGAAGTTGGCGACGGACGAGAACCAGCGCCGCCGTGCAGCAACTTGGGCGGCGGTGATATACCTATCCTACCGGGCGGGTCTGTCCGATCGCACCATCGCGGGGCAGTTGGGGTGCTCCGTCCACCGGGTTGAGGACTGTCGCTATCGTGCCGGTTTGGTGGCCAAGGGCTTGCAGACCAAGGGGCTGCCGCGCAAGAGGCGGGGGCGGCCGGCTAAAATCTCGCGTACTCCCGCACCTTTTATAGAGGCAGCGGAAGACCGATCGTCGGAACCCACGCCAGCAAGCGTTCAGGGTGCAGGAACTGCCTCGAAATCTTAAGGTGGGTGAATGATAAAGAGCGTCATCGTTCATTCGTGCAACTGTCGGACGGCGGATACGCCGTCCTCATTGCTCGTCCCTAACGTGAACTACCTCACCGTCGGGGACGGCTGGTATCGTCCTCTCCCACCGAAATGCAAGTGCCGAAAAAAGATAACGTACAGTGACGCAGATGATTATGTTCACGCCGGCAAAGCACTCGTCGTCTCTCGGTTCAAAGAGGGGCGCCTCGTCGAAACCATTGATCGAGGTGCGTATGGCGGAGTCCCGATGGTGTGGATGCCCCAGGAGCGGACGAAGACGCCCCGCGTCGATCTTCCAGGGAAAGCGGACATAGAGCGGGCTTTTATCGACAAGCTGGACAAGTACATTGAGCTTATCGACTTGAATCACGAGTTCGCTCTCGAGAGTCGGAGGCTGATGTTTTATGGCATAGTTTTGGAAAAGGGAGAATACAAAAGCGGATCCCCGATGTCGGTGGCAGATCCTTTTGAGGGCCGAGTACTTTTCATTGACTTTAATCAGCAACCTAGTGCGAGTACTGGTCGGACGGTGTCGGAGAAAGAATGGACGACCATTGAAGAAAGACTTGACGCCGGGGTTGATCGGTGATACGCTTTCCAAATGAGCAAACAACTAAAATACATATTGATGTTTTGGCTGTTGCTTGCGGGCGCGAAGGGCGTTTTTGGATTGTGGTCGCCTCCTTCCCCCTCCTTGTCGATGAGGGCGTTTACTCCCGATGACTTTGACTCGTTCAGAGCGCAAGAACGCAGGCATTTGCAGGAAGTGCGCGAAGTTGGTCGAGCTAAGGCCATATACGATCGGTACGGATGTGACGAAAGCTTGGCGGTACCTACCGCAGCGTTTGCCGGTCGTGTACATGTACCCGCAGCCGTCGTGGCTGCGGATGTGGTGGTTGAGTCGAGTTGTCGAGAGGGGGTTGTTTCGTCTGCTGGGGCAGTTGGTCTCATGCAGGTTATGCCCTCAATACATCATGTCGATCGACGGTCTTTGTTTAATCGCGAGACGAATCTTCGGGTCGGTACGCAGATTCTTTCAGGGTATGCGCGCGCTCACGGGGGATTGCGAGAAGGCCTCCGACACTATTACGGCGTCGTCGAAGGCTCAACAGAATCCGACGAGTACGCTGATCGAGTTCTTTCTGTAGCATACGGGAGACAAAGATGATTCGAATTAATTTGGTGACGCCCGAGCAAGTCAAACTTTTGGAGGCTACCGCTAAGTTCTATCGTTCACAGCGCAACCGGTCGTTCTCGGAGCGGCATCCTGAATTGGGCAAGATGATTAATTGTTCAGTGTGCGATCGTCGCCATCGATCGTCGATTGAGTGTGTTCCGATTTATGCTGTCGGGAAGTATGATCCGGAGAAGAAAGTTTTGATTGCGCCGAAGACGCGCAAGGGGGTTATGGGTGCGGCGGCGTTCGCGAAGAAGCGCATTCGACCCCACCGGAACGCTATGACGCTCCAGGTCCTTGCGCGCGAATGAGTTGTTTGCTGCCGCTCTCCTTCGAACCCGGCCAGATCTCCCTCCCGCCATAGAACGAGTTGAGTATACTCCTCCGGAGCATCTACCTTCGTGGCAGCCGGATATGGCGCGGTACACGAGGCAAGCATTTCAGGAAATTCGCGGGAAGCGCGAGGCCCATCGGCGGATGAAGAGGCACCAGCAGCAAGTCGCTCGCGGTATCAATTTTGGGTTGATTGATCCAGGTATTCGTCCGGCGGCATAGTGAAATTTTTAAGCGAGGCCCTGATGAAGCTTAAGTGGAGCAAGAAGACGCCGCCGGCGATTCGACTTGATGATGGTAAGATGACTGCAGAGGCCGCGGCGCTCGAGGCCGGTCTTAGGAAGAGGGTGATTGATCAGGATCGCGCCATCGCTCAATTTGTGCGGGCGTATGAGTCTTGGCAGACGGGTTTGAGTGATCCGGATAAGCCGCTTGCTAATCTTCTATTTTTGGGACCGACCGGCGTCGGCAAGACGCATTTGGTTGAGGCTTTCTGTGATCAGATGTGGGGAGCGCACGACATGCTTCTCAAGGTGGATTGCTCTGAATATCAGCACGGCCACGAAACAGCCAAGCTGATCGGATCTCCTCCGGGGTATGTTGGATACAACGAGGGGTCTGCGCGCCTCTCTCAGGATGCACTGCAGAAACACTGGAAGAGTACCAAGGGTCCGAAAATTTCTGTTATCCTTTTTGACGAAATCGAAAAGGCACACCATAACCTTTTCCAGTTGCTTTTGGGGTTGTTGGACAGAGGATTCATTACCCTCGGCAATGGCGTGAAGGTTGACATGCGGGCGTGCGTGGTGGTCATGACGTCTAACCTGGGCGCGAAGGATGTGAGCAAGCATTTAAATGAGGGGGGCATTGGTTTCTTGCATTCAGGGACCAAGGATTCTACGGATCAGAAAATATACGAGACGTCCATGAAGGAAGTGAAGAAGCACTTTCAGCCGGAGTTCATTAATCGCGTCGACCGCATTGTTGTGTTTCGAGCACTTTCGGATAATGGCCTTCGAGAAATCCTCGACATCGAGCTCGGCAAAGTTCAAGATCGCATTCTTTCTACGGGACGGTTCACTCTTTTGGATGTGTCTCGGCGCGCGAAAGATTTTTTATTGGCGGAGGGAACTAGCGCGGAGTACGGCGCTCGAGAGTTACGGCGGGCCATCGAGAGATTTTTGGTCTCGCGCGTGACGCGCCTCATTGCTACAGATCAAGTGAAGTCGGGCGATATGGTCCTTGCGGACTATGATCCCGAAGAAAAGAAGATGATGTTTCATTTACAGGCCGGCGTGGTGGACATTCCAGAACTAAAGTTTTCTGTGACGGATCTAGCAAAGATTCCGGTCAGCGATGGGAAAGCGGCGCCGGATTCTCTTGGGCCGCGGCTTTTAGGAAACGGAGCCGCTCCGGCTCGCAAAATGACGCCTTCGCCCCCTCGTAATGGTAAATGCGAGAAGTGTGGAGAGCCTTGGACAATTTTCCACTACTGCGCACTCCGTCGCCCAAAGCTTTACGGGGCCACTATGGATGAATGGAAGTCAGGGGATCCACTTTTGGGTTGCGATTGCGCAATATGTTCGAGTGTTCGATGCGATTTAGAAAAAGGAGGAAAGGTATGGCGCCCAAGATCGTAGACGGCGGTGAAGTGGGATTTTGCGAGGAGTGCGAACAGGAACTCTCTCTGGATTCTTTCTCTCACTATGACCCAGAGGAAGACAACATTTGTGATTCGTGTCTTGATGATCTCGGCGATGAGATATACCGTGAGGATTACGATTCGGAAGAAGAAGAGGACGTGGAGTTCGAGGAGTAGTCATGAGTGACTTCGACAATTGCCTGAATTGGGTTTTGCAGTTCGAGGACCGCGGACTGACCGGAAAAGTGGTAACTCTGAAAGATGGTGCGGGCCTCACTCGCTTCGGTATTGCGCAAAACAAGCACTCCAATGTTCCGGCGGAATTTTATACTTGGCCGGCGAGTCAGGCGTTGGCTTTTGCCCGCGGCTTCTACTATTCGGAGTACTGGATGCATTTGCATGCTAGCGTTTTTGAAACGGATGAACTTGCGGCCACGTTGTTGTCCTTTGCCGTCAATGATGGCGTACACAAGGCCGTGAAGCTTCTCCAGGGGGTTCTGGGCTTCGCTGGGGCGGCGGTGGACGGCGCAGTGGGCCCAAAGACACTGGCAGCCATGGAGTCGATCTCGGACGAGGGCGCAGCGGCCGCGGGCCTCCGGTCGGCCCAGGAGGCCTTCTACCGGTCCTTGGGTGGACAATATTTGTCAGGGTGGCTGAAGAGGGCAGAGACGATTTACCCGGCCCTCCCAAGTTGATGATTCGATTGGGCTTTAAGTCCTTTAGAATCAATGAGTTACAGATGTAGGTGACAATTCTCGCGTACTCCCGCACCTTTTATGTGAGGGTGCGTGGGAACTTTCTACCCCATGGGGAGGAAATGTGACTAAGCAGCCTCGGTACGTCTACACCTGTTTTAAGTGTGGTGGATCTGTCACCAAGCCGCCTCTGATAGCTCTTAAGGGCAAGGAGGACGCCAAGGGCGCCCACCTGGGGCTCGGCGGGTGGCGGTGTCCCATTGATGGGCCAACGAAAGTAAAACGCCGGCTGAACAAGCCGAAAGAGGAGCAGTCATGATTGCAGCTGCCATTGGTTTTGTTGTCGGAGTTTTTGTCGGCGGGTATCTCCAATACAAGTACGGCACTTCGGTGGAGAAGAAGGGCTCCGCGGTCGTTTCCGCCATCATCAAGTAAATTTTCCCGCCTCGGAGAAAATCCCATGCCGGTTTGTCGCTTGTGTGTTGTAGATAAGATGGAGAATGAGTTTTCAATTATCTCGCATAGTGGCAACCGTAGGAAAATATGTCGCGAATGTACAAATTTTCAGCAACGGATTCGAAATTCATCTTACAGTGGTAAGAAAAAACAGCACGAGGCGTATCTCAAGCAGAAGAAAAAGAACCCCGGCAACGTTTCTATTAGAAAGAGATATGGGATAACTCAAGATCAATACTCATTTCTTTTAGATCAACAGAAAGGTTTGTGCGCTCTGTGTGGCAAACCCCCAAGAAAAAAGAAGTTGGCCGTTGATCACTGTCACAAGACAAGAGTTATTCGTGGATTGTTATGTAATTTGTGCAATGCGATGCTGGGTCGCATGAATGACGATCCTGGAATATTTTTGAAGGTAGTACAGTATTTACAGGAGGGCGGCTTTGCCACTATACGAATATTTGTGCCACGCCGGTCACAAAACTGAAAGAGTAAAATCCATTAAAGTGACCGCCAAGCAATTGGAGAACGATACGTGTGACGAGTGTGGCGCGAAGGCCTCACTTATTCCGTCGCGCGTTGCGCGTCCAGTTTTGGTTGGCTCCGGCTTCCACGAAAATGACTACAGACACGGAAAACTTGGCACTTAAGTGTACTCTCCCCCGCCGGCTCACTAATTGGCTGCAAGGCAAGCACACGGCTTTTGTCATTTTCTTTGCCCTTTCTGGATTTGTTCTCGCGTGGTTTGGTAAGCTGACGGGCCCGTATGTTGGGCTTTGTTCGGTTCTTCAAGGCGCGGTCCTCGCCCACTCCGTTAAAGAAGATCATTTCAAAAGCGACCGTAGTGATAACGGCGATCCTCAATGATTCAAAATCAGGATGTTATGAATGACGACTCCGCACTACTCATAATGAAAGCCATTGGCGACGCCAAGGCCGAACTCAAGGAAGACATTGGACGAGTTCATACTGAACTTACCAAGGACATTGGGAAAGCCACGTTTTCTCTGGGGGCTTTTCAGGGTAACGTAGAAGCTCGTTTGGCTGCAACAGAAGATTCTTTAAAGACTCAGAAGAAACAGCAGTTCGTAGTCTCCTATGTCGTTATTCCGTTTTTGACGGTGACTCACGCCATAGCAGCCCACTTTGGGATTAAAGTTTAGTTCGGAGAATAACGATGCCGGGTGACAAACCTACGGAACAAGAGAGAGCCAGTCTCGCGACTGACCGCGGCAAAACAGCGGCAGGACTCGCGAAGGCGGGAAAATTAGCGCCGGGCGAAGCTACGCAAAAGTTTTTGTCAGCGCAGGGCGAAGCCGAGAAAGTAGGTAAACTTGATCGGGCTGAGTTCACTAGATTGTCGGAGCAAGGAAAACTTGCTTTGGCGGGATATAAAAAGGGCACTGCGTCTGTTCCGAAGACCGGTCCGGCCGTGGTCGACGAAGGCGAAGCGATAATCCCGAAAGATAAAGCGAAGAAGAATCGCGGGCTGATCGAAGGTCTTCTGGATGGCAAGGACGGCAAGGAAGCCGAGGAAGAAAAGAAAGAGGGCAAGAAGGATAGCCCCAAAGAAGAGAAGAAAGAACACGAAAAGAAAAAGCCGGTGAAGAAGAAAGCCAAGCACCGTGTTCACACGATGCACATTAAGCGAGCTCACGGCGGGTTCATTGTCAATCATGAAGTGGAGCCGGCCGAGGATGGGACGATGCCGTCGAGTGAACAGAATCCGCCCCACGTTGTTTCCGACATGGACGCGCTCAAGTCTCATGTGGATGAACACATGGGCGGAGAGGAAGGCGGGGGATCTCTCGCGGAGGCTCAGCCGTCGCCTGCTATGCCGCCGGCGTAAACGATCATAACTTCTCCCGCCGGATTGGCGGCACAGGTGGGATATGGTTCAGTGGACCGAAGATGGAATCTACGAAGCCGCCATCGAGCATGCGAAATCAGAAGATCGTGGTCTCGACATCAAAGACTTCTGGTTTTTGGCCGATGAGCGGTGGGCAGGGGCCCCTCCTCGAGACCTCGAGGGGCTAGAAGCCCGGGCGTGGGAGTATCACAAGTTCGACAAGGCTATCGCGAAGCATGCAGTCAATCGCGACGAGATGAATGTCGCGGCGTCGATTCGTCGGGTAGAAAATGCTCGACGGGCCAAAGAGGCCGGACAGATTACGCCGGAGCCCAATAGTTTTTTGACGTGGGCCTGCCGCGGGAACCTCATGTTCCTGGCTCGTGAAGTGTTTGATAAATTTTTTACCTTCGAGGCTCACGCGCAGATTTGTAACTTCTTCGTTCAGAAAGATCAAACGAAAGCGATTCGCGAACAGGATCGCATGAAGCGTCGGCTGCTTCTATTTGGGCGCGGCACGGGCAAGAGCACACTGGACATGGTCGACTGTGTCCAATGGATTGTCAATTTCCCCAACATCCGCATCATGGTAGTGACCGGCGTTGTTGAGCTGGCCATCGCGTTCGTTACCGAGACGAAAGATTATTTTGTGATCGATGAAGATGCCGAGCCGACGTCGTTTCAGCGTCTATTTCCGGCTTGGTGCATTCCGGCCGACAAGCGCGGTCGCATGACGCAGCTGGTTTGCCCCGCGCGCGACAAAGCGATCGACCAGAAGCGTGGCGCCACGCTGTGGGCCTCTTCTATTTTGAAGGCTTCCACCGGTCAGCACTGCGATATCATCAAGGGTGATGATACGGTTCACGAGAAGAACGTTGAGACCCCGCCCCTGATCGAGAAGGTTGTCAAAAAGCTCGAGAAGATTGAGAACATTTTGAACGTCGGTGGATTCATCGACTGGATTGGAACGCCGTATGCCGGCAACGATGCTTACGCTCGCGCGCTGGCTTACGCCAAAGAACACCCCGAACTTCAGTTGGTGCTTCGTGTTCCGTCTTTGATCCGAAAGCCGGAAAGCATCTACAAGAATGAAGCCGAGTGTGGTAAAGACGATTTCGTTGAAACATTCCCTAAAGATAAGATGGGGAATCCGATGCTCACGTTCGAGCATCTTTGGGAGCTCCGCAGCCGGAAACCGGAAGACTTCAAGTCGCAGCAGATGCTGGACCCTTCCGGCATCAAGAAAGTTACCTTCAAGCTTGAACTCCTCCATCGACAGACTGTCGTTGGGGATGTGATCCCGGGAACGCTGGTCAAGTATTTGTTCATTGACACGGCGAACACGGATAATTCTTGGAGTGATTATTCGGTAGCGCTTGTAGTCGGCGTTGACTACGAGGGTCGCGCGTACGTTCTGGATTGCTACCGTGGCAAAGATGACGACGGCTCCGAGAAGATCAAAGCTATCGCAGAACTGATTCAAAAGCACAATCCGAAAGTTGTTTTTATCGAGGATGCGCAGGGCGCCAAGTATTTGGAGAAGCCCATTCGCGAGTACGCGGCGCAGTTGGGTCTTCGTGAATTCCCGCCGGTTCAGTGGAACACTCCAGATCGGACTCGAGGGGCGAAAGCTCAGCGGATATTTGCTCTGGAGCCGGTCCTGGCGATGGGCAAGTTGTTCTTCTCCGCCTCGCTGAGTTGCTTGTCGGATCTCTACGACGAGTTTGTGAATTTTGGTTCAGTGATCCACGATGACATTCCGGACTGCTTGGGCGGTGTTCTTCACATCATTAACTTGATGCCCCCGGTTCCTATGCCTCCGGAAGAAGCCGCGCGCATTGAGGCCATTCGAAAGAAAGAAGAAACGTATAATTTTGGCAATGCCAACTTCGAAGACGAAGTCTGGCGTCAGCAGCTAGAGTCGGCCGGAGTGCAAGTCGAGATTCCGATTCCCGAAGCAATCCTTCCTGAGTACCATCCGGAAGACGACATAGTCGATTACTTCAGCGTCGCAGGAATGAAGAAATGAAAATGCCCCGAATTCCGTACGGCTATTTGCTACTCGGCCCCTCGATTGCATCCGCTGTTGGATTTCTATCGAACGCGATTGTGATGGGAGTTAATAATGGCGCGATGCCTGTTTTGTATTCGGGCGGTTGCCCGGCTTTTAACGAGCGGTACGGAGACGATATTCTTCACTCCTGCATGACGCATGCAACGCATCTGAAAGTTCTTGCGGACTGGATTATGATCCGAGGGCTAGGGGCAGCGAGTCCTGGGGATTTTCTGGAATGGCTTTATGATGTGACGTACGTGCCCTCTCTTGTCGCGTGGGCCGCCTTAATACTCCGGGACGAGAATAAAAAGTAGTAGGAGACGTTATGCCATCGCAGAACTTTCAAAGTAACCCGCTCGTAGTCACTGCGGCTATGAAGACCTCGCTCAAGAATTATCTGGGGCCGGCTTGGGTTCCAAATGGCCGTTTTCGTGTCAAGGAAGTAGTGTGGTCCGGATCTGTTACAAACGGCGACACGTACGCCATTACGGATGGCGCGTCTTCACAACCGGTTACGATCGCACAAGGTCTTGCAGTGACTGCAGATCTTGGCGTTCCGCAGACGATTAACTTGGGCCTGGAAGTTGCTGATCTTCAAGTCACTCAGATCTCGAGTGGGTATCTGATGATTTATCTCGAGACGATTGACGGGTAATAGAAATGACCCGCGCGAAGCGGCTCTCCGACTCAGGGGATAGTTGGGAGCCCGGCCGGCCCTAAGACGGCTATACGCGGAAAGCAATCCCCGCCCATTTTTCATCCCACCCCAGGAGGGGCTTCATATGGCTTTAGTGCCGAAAGACGGCTCCACTTCTGGAGAGATTGATATCTCGCAAGTCAAATCACCCCAGGAGATCGCTAAGGAAGCGGCCCTGCAGTTGGTGGTTCAAGACGCCTATCGAACCAAGTCGTGGATCGAGTCTCGGTATTTCAACATCCGGTGGGTCGAGTGCGACATGTTGTATCAGTCTCCTCCGTCGATCAAGACGTGGGAGGGGACCGGTGTGCCTCGCGCCAACATCTCGAAATTTACTGTCGCGACGCACATCAATGCGATCAATTCGAAACTGATCGGCGGTCTCTTCTACGAAGAGCCTCCGTTCCAGCTGCGGCCGGACGCGGGAACTACGGCTGATACGGCGCGCGCGATTTCGACCATCCAGGCAGATCAGCTGGATCTCATGGGCTTCAAGCAGGAAGTGAAGTACGGCATGTTTTCGTGCTTGCTGAACGGCACGGGCATTTGGAAGTATGGCTGGAAGGAATACTACGAATCCTACACCAACTACAAGCCCGTCGCCGAACCGATCAAGTCCACGGATCCGGTCACTGGGGCAGAAACCGAAATAGATACAGCTGAATCCGATCTGTTTGAAATAACCGAGGATGAGCGTTTGATTGCGCGGCCGTTCTTTGAGGCCTGCGACATTCGTTCCGTCCTGGTGGACCCGGGCTGTCGCGTTCCGGACATTCGAAAAGCCAAGTTCGTCATTCACGAATTTTATGTGACGTACGACGACCTCATGAAGATGAAGGATGAGGTCTATCAAGACGCCGCCGGGAAACTTCAGCACCGGTACGATCTTCCCACAGAGGAAGAGATCCGATCGTGGTTCGATACACCTAGCGCAGCGGCCAACATCGCTCCGATCGCGCAGAACCTGAACGCGGCCAACAACGCGAATTACATTCAGCACGCGGCGCCGCAGTATGAAAAGACGACTCAGGATCCTCTCCAACAGCCGCTCGAGATGCTGGAGCGCTGGGACAACGACAAAGTCATTACGGTTCTGCAGCAGCGGAAAGTTATTCGGAACGAGCCCAATCCGTTCCGGAAGATTCCTTTCTACTCTGTTTGCTGGTGGATGATTCAAGACTGCTTCTGGGGCATCGGGCTCGGCACTGCGCTGGGCGGCGAGCAACGGTTGCAGCAGGGCTTCATCAATGCCGTCGCGGACATCGGTACATTGGCGGCCAATCAGCCAATCATCCGCAACCGCGGCGCAAACATCAATACGCAACAGATGAGAGCTCGTCTGGGTGGGTTCATAGATGTCGATGGCGACGTCATGAAGGCTCTCCATCCGATGGACCTCCCCAAGATCCAGAGCGAGATGTTCGGAATTGTTTCGGCGTCGGAAGCTCGTACGGAAGATAGTTCGGGCGCCAGTAATCAGTTCACGATCGGCTCGTCCACCAAGCGTGGCCAGGGCGGTGCGCTCCGCACAGCTACGGGCGCCGGCGGCATGATGCAGGCGGCCATAGATCGCATCGGCGGACTGGCCGAAGATTTCGTGCGTCAAGTCTATCAGCCGTTCTTGTGGCAGATGTACGAAATGAACAAGAAGTTCTTGCCGGCTACGGTTTATCGCCGAATACTGGGCGACAAGCTTGGTCCCACGTACCGTGCGTCTATCAAGAATTTCATGCTGTCGGGCGTCGAGTCCTTCGACGTACTGGCCGGCAGCCACCTTGCTACCAAGCAGCAGATGGCGCAGTCGTTGCCCCTGCTTATGCAGTACTTCATGAACCCCGCGTTGGCCGAGCAGGTTGCGGATATCAACGGGGAGTTCATCGAGTTCAAGGAATTGCTGCACATGCTGACGGATTCCGGCGGCTGGGGTGGCGGGCAGTTCTATTCGATCTTCAAGCCTCTGACGGACGAGATGAAGAAGGCTCGTCAAGCCAAAATGAATCCGATCCAGCAGAAGACCGCGGCTCAGGCGCAGCTGAACGAGCAGAAGTCCAAGCTACGTCAGGTTGAGTTGCAACAGGAATGGACTCAGCGCGCGGCCGGAGATGTGATTCGACATTCGATTGAAGCCGCCAGTGGCCCCTTGGCCATCACCGGCACGCCCGGAGGGCCGGGTTTTGGTGGTGGTGAGCTAGCAGGATAACGAACATGGCGAGAGACACTAAAGTAGAAAAGGCGTTTCACGAAGTCTACAGTAAAGTTCCTAAGACGGTCAAGGCCACGGGCAAGACGGGCGAGGCTAAGCGCAAGATGATGGTGGCGGTTGCCCTCTCGAAAGCGAGAGCGGCCGGCGCACGCATCCCCAAGATGCATGAGGGGGGCGAGATCCCGGAGGATGGTGCCTACGAAATGAAGGAAGGCGAGCGAGTCATCCCGGCCGGACAGGCGGATGCCAAAGTCAAAATCAAGATCAAAGTCAAGGGCGCAGACGCTATGAATATGCTGGGTGGCAAGAAATCAGAGGGGCCAGTGGTCGGCAAGGGTGGCGTTCCGGAGTCCAGAATGTCACCCGTCAAGACGGAGCCCGCGACACAGTTCCCGCTGCACAAGTTGCCGGCGGCCATGGAGATCCCCAAGAATACCGAGGGCGCATCTGTTCCGGGAACGCACTGCAGCACGTCGACCCATCCAGCCCTGGCGGACAGAACGACAGAGCATTATGAAGCGGACGGCATTGGCGGCAGCGGAGTTCGTAATCGTTCGGCCGAGGGCACTACGAGCCGGCCGGGTCACGAAGCCACCGCGGAGCGGCAGGCCCACGTTCGGGCAATGCGGGCCAAGAAAGAAGAATCATTCAAGTAACCTTCCGGGAGGACCGGCATGGCGTACGATTCAGAATTGAGATCGGATATAGACGCGATCGCGACTCCGCTTCCGGTAGTGAAGTTGAAGACAGATCGCTTTCAGCACAAAGATTTCACGCAGAACGAAGTGCAATTGCTCGCGGATCTGGCGAACATGCCGCATTACCAAGTTCTCCTCCGATTGATGGAGGGGGAAGTGGAGCGGGGCGAAACGGACCATTTCAAAGCGTATAAGCAGAAGGAAGAGTTTGAACGTTTGGGGCTTATCGCAGTTGCCCAGCGGATTTTCTTTGAGCGCATTCAGAAAGAAGTTGAGCATCAGAAACAAGAGCTTTTGGATTTTCTTGAAGAGCAGCAAGCCTCCGAGCAACTGAAGCAAGTTCCTCTGGTAGAGCTGATGAAGGAGTCCGTAACACAGGGCTTCTAACAAATAATCGACCACGCCTCGGATTGAGGCCTAGGAGATTCACAATGGACATGTCAAGATTCAACTCCCCCGAGGCGAATAGCCGGGGTACAGGTGTTCCGGTCGGAGAATCCGATCCGGAAGTACAAGAACAAATTCGAGCAGACGAAGAGGCGGCCGCTGCAGCCGCCGCGGCGGAGACGGTGATCGAGCCCGTAGTTGAGACTCCTCCCGTTGTGCCGGTCGCAGAGACACCAGTCGTTGTGCCCGTTGTCCCGGCCGAAGAGGAAGATGATCTCTTCCAGAAGGTCGAAGGCGGATGGGAAGTTCGAGTCAAGAGTTTGATTCCGGGCGGCCAGGACCAAGTCTATCGTGGCCGGACCAAGAAAGAAGTCACACTCAAGTTGGCGGAGGGGCAAGCGAACGCGCAAAAGCGCATTCATGAGCTCGATCGCGCCAAGAGACTCAAGAACATTTTGCTCGAGCCCGAAGTTCTGGCTCCGGCCCCCACGTTCGAACGCCGGCAGCTGTCAGCGGACGAGACGTACAAGCTAACCAATCAGCTTACCGATCCCGCCAAGGCACCGGCGGCATTGCGCACGCTGATGGAGGCTGAGCTGGGGGCGCCCCTCGAGACTGTCCGCGGTGCGCTTTCCCGGACGAGCCTTGAGGCCGAAGAGAATCGCTCGCGTGTGATTGCGCGAGAGTGGGTAGAGAACAATCCTTCCTTCTATGCCTGCCCGGAGAACATCCAGGCGATGGGCGATTTCTTCAAGGATCGGAGTTGGTCTGTCACCACAAAGAATATGGACATCGCTTACAGCTTCCTGGACGCGTCCGGCGCATTGTCGGAAGCCCCGATAGAGGAAGAAGTACGCGGGACTGTACCGGCTTCCGCCGGGACAGTTGCAGCACCCGCCGCCCCCGTGGCGGCAACACCCGTTACGCAGCCGGCCCCCGCGAGCGCATTGCCCGCAAAGCCCCCTATGTATCGGCCAGCAGGGCCCAGTTCGACCGGAGTAACCAGAGATTCCGCCACTGTCCGACCGGCGTCTCAACCCGCAGTACCGGCTACTCCCAAGGTCGTCTTGTCCGTCGAGGAATATCGAAAGACTCCGATGGCAGAAGTGAGACGTCGATACCGCCAAGAGCCGGGTTACAGGGCCGCGGTAGACGCACTCATTGCGAGCAATCAGATCTAACGATGTTCTGTGCAACGCAATACCTCAGTAGGTAACAAGTCATGGCTGGATACTCCCCCGCATCAAACGTCCAGGCCAACTTGCCGCAGTCGACCGTGAAGTTCTATGACAAGGACTTCATCGACAACCTGAAGGCTTGGGAATAATTCTTGGTCTTCTAAAATTCGGCTATATCCGTTAATATCTCTTGACGAGCGTTTTGAAATTTGCTAATCTTAGAGACGAGACGGAGGAAAGATTGTCATGCGACTCACTAAAGAAGAGCGCGCGTACATGGCAGGAATAATGGACGGAGAAGGAAGTTTTACCGTCGTTTATAATGCCAAGTTCAAAGCGTTTGTTCAAGATATCGGTTTTAGTCAAACCGTAAAACTGCTGCCGAAATGGTTTCAAGAATCTTTCGGCGGCTCTTTGAGACGCATTCAACGTAAGGAGTTTAAGTATAGGCGCCACAAGCCAATTTGGCGGTGGCGAATATATGGGCATGAGAAAGTAAAAGTTTTCATCTGCTCTTTGCTCCCTTACTTGCGCTTGAAACAGAAACAAGCAGAGCTAGCTTTGGAATTTCACAGTTTGGGACGACAGCATAATACACGCCGTCGCCATCAAATTGTAAAGGCGCTGCATAAACTGAATCAACGTGGACAAAATCCCCAGAGACTAATACGCCGGACACCTCGCAAAACGAAGTGAAGATAGAGCCCGAACTCATAGGCGACTATGAGAGCGCCCCTACGGTGACGTAGACGGCCCAAACACAATTGGAGACCCCGTTCGTCCGTTGCTCGGAACGTCGGGATCTTCCCATCAATAGCGGTAACCAGTTGGTCCTGTTCGAATACAATACTTTCGGCGCTAACACCTCACAGGTGTCGCCGGAAGGTCAGGTTCCGTCGGGTATCACCACGTCGTTGGTCACCAATACTTCGACGATCGGTGAATACGCCGATTACGCTTCATTCTCGTCTTTGTCTCTCGCCACGGCGATTGACAACACCGTCGAGAACGTCGCAAAGGAACTGTCGTTCCGCTTGGGTCAGTCCCTGAGCAACCTCGTCCGCTATACCGTTGACGGCGCGTCCGCCATCGATAGCTCGGTCCTGGTCCAGCTCGCGGCTGCTTCAAGTGCCAGCTTTACGTCTCTGAATATTGGCGCGATCCGCGCGTCGGTGCAGTCTATGGCCGGCCGTTCGATTCTGCCTTTCCTCGAGGCGAAGAAAATGTTCGCGGGTATCGTCCACCCATTCGCGTGGGGCGACGCTATCAACGACACCAGCAACAACTCGCCGATCGATGTGCTCAAGCACACCAGCGAGGGCCTGATGAAGATGGAAGAGTTGCCGACGACCGACCTGACGGAGGTTTTTGAACTCCCCGGGACCGGCGTCCAGTTCTTCCAGACCAATCTGGTCACCCAGACCGGTAACTATAAGACGACCGGCGCCACGGCGCTCCGTACTTATATTTTCGGTCGGGACGGCGTGATTGCCATCAATCTCGCGGGTCGTGGAGACACGGCTTACGGGGACGGCAATTACCGCGGTATCAAGTGTTCCGTGCAACAGAACGCGCCTAACAGCGTAGCTGACCCGGAAGGCCTGATCCCCGCGTGGACGAGCTACAAGGTGCATTTCACAAGTACGTTACCCCCGGACTCTACCCAGAGGGTCAGACTCATAGACGCCCTCTCGGGAATTTCTTAACCGAGGTTGACAAACTACGCAAACCGGCGTATAATCCGGTAGATGAGGGGAGGAGCCTCCACTCCTCCCCAAATCGATCTCATGGAGGTGAGATGCATGTACGTGATTAAAAATATAGACCTAAAAGGTCAAAAATTCGAAAGGCTTTTAGTTTTAGAAGCCGCCGGAAAAGATCACAGAGGCAATCGACTTTGGAAATGCCTTTGCGACTGCGGTAACTTCGCTGAAGTCATTACTTGGCGGCTAAGAAGTAAAACAACTAGAAGCTGTGGTTGCATTCAACTAGAAAGCGCGAGAAACATAAATCTCTCGCCTCCCGGAGAAGCCGCTTGCGTTCAACTTTTCCATCAGTATCGTTACGAGGCAAGACAACGCAAATTAGTTTTTGAACTGACAAAAGAACAGTTTCGAAAACTAACCAGTAAAAATTGTTTTCATTGTGGGCGTGCCCCGGCCCAATCAAAAACTTCTAGAAACACAAATGGATCTTACATCCACAATGGTATAGATCGTATGAATAGCAACTTAGGGTATACTTTTGAAAATTGTGTGCCCTGTTGCAAGACTTGCAACTTCATGAAATTAGACATGACCCGCGAAGCCTTCATTCAAGCGTGTCGATCAGTAGTAGAACATCTGGAAAAGCAAAATGGCCCGTCTAACCTACGCAACACGAAAGAAAATGCCCAAGAGCACGTTTGCCGTTCCTTCGAAGCGTGAGGGCGGAAAGGGTGGCTACCCCATCCCTGATATTGCCCATGGCCGTAACGCCCTCGCACGCGTAGCACAGCACGGCACTCCTGCTGAGAAATCAAAAGTCCGCGCTGCAGTGAAGCGTAAGTTCCCCTCAATTAAGGTCGGCGGCGACAAGCACATGGAGAGCCCTTACTGTGTTGAGGGTGGAGCGATCCGTACTTCGATCGGGGTGGCAATGCCTTCCCTCGATACTCGCATTCTTGCACCCACGTCTTACCCCGCCGGAGACAAGCCGAAGTCGGGTCCGGCCGGCGACGCTAAGCACGTCAAGATCTAAGTGGGAAAAATAGAAGTGGCGGATCTTTGGGTGTCCTCGATCACCGGGGGCTCCCTCTACATCACCCTCGACGAATCTGACTAACCAATTTTACACCGCGCCGGAGCTGCCCTCCGTCCCGCGCATTAAAGCACCAAAGGAGGGTCTTATGGGCCTAGCATCTCCAGTTTCACAAAGCGGAGCTTGTCCACAGGTTGTAAACGAACAGCGGCTGTTGTTTGTTGCTCGGTTTCCAAACGGCGGGTACAACTGGTCCGGCGGGGGCACTGGAGTCTACTCCAATGCTTCGATGCCGAATTACGTTCCGGCCGGCGAGGAAGGAGTTACGGGTGGCGGGCGCAGCATGGTTTGGGATGTCGTAGACGGCGGTGGGAATCAGAACTCCGCTGGCGCCATCTGCTCGTCTTCTGGCCAAGTTATTGGTCACATCATCTGGGATCCTATTCTGGAAGAGTTTGTCTTTCGAATGACAGAAGCCCGGGATGCCCATATCGGTCGTCCAGTTGCCGGAAGCTCTTCGGGTTCTGATGCTGTTCAGATCAAGAGCTTTTTGACTTCCATCAACGCGACGGATCCAGATTGGCCGAAGCAGCCGCAGCTCGACATCGTTGGCGACGTCAATTCTGCCGACGGTTCCAGCGACGTCAGCTAACCAGTTTCACAATCCAGAGGGGTGACTTGCGCCACCCCTCACAATTTTATGGAGAGTCCTATGCCGATCAAGATCGGTCTTGGTACAGAGAGGAATCGAGACGAAGCCCCGTGGCAAAGTTATGACCGGGACATGGACGTTACCCGCGGCTGGTCCGATCGCCTTAAAGCCGATGTTGAGCTCTACAGCCATCGGCGCCACGAAAAGACTTCGAATCAAAATCTGGAAGAACTTTGCCGGCAGAAAGAGATGTCAAATGAGTCGGTGAAAGATTACAAGTTCGATGACCAGGACGAGATCGTAGCTCTCGCGGCGGCGCGCGTAGGCAAGATCATGTCCGTCTTCAAGTTTTGGGATCTGCTCCAGACCATCATCCCCTGCTACATATCGGGAACGGTTCGGAAAGGTCTCGCAGGGTTGGCCGTCCTTGTCCCGACGGAGAACGGACCAGAATGGAAGTACGTGTGTGGAATCCAAGTCGGCTGGATGCACGAGTACAGTGAATTCTGGCTTGACTCTCACGGCTTGCCGCTAAACGAAAAGTGGCGCGGCTGGCGGGGGACGGTTCTTTTCCGTCTGATCACAGGCGGATTCATTTCTGAAGCTGATGCCCACCGAGTTTTTGGCGAGCCGTTGGGGCCCGCCTCGAGACTCTATCGGGAGCGACTTCAGTATTATCGCAACAGGAAGTAACGGCTGACTGTCACGTACGCGGGACGGCAGACGAAACTGGTCCCTACGGGGACGAGGGGAAAGTCATGATCGAAGATCACAAGGACGGAATTGAGCAGTTGACCGGAGGCCCTAAGCCCACGGTTAGAGTGAAGAGTCAAGCCGAAATCGACGCGGCGGTGTCTGCCGTGCGGTTGGAGAAAGAAGAGCTTGAGCTCGAAATGCAGAAGCTTACTCTCCAGAAGCTGAGACACGATATTGCCGTCATCAATCAGCACAACGAGCAGGCGGCTATGTCGCGAGAGGCCGTACAGGACTCGCTCAAGCACGGAGACGCAACAGAGTTCGAAAAGGAATCGCTCTGCACGCACATGAAGGGCGGCAACGCCGATCAAATGTTGCGTGGCGCGCCGGCGCAAGGCAATGATCAGAACAACTTCGCTATGTTCCAGCACACGCTGACGACTGGCGTCACCTTCCGGTTGTGCTCGCGCTGTGGCAAGACGTGGTTCCCGGGAGACCCGGATTACAAGTGGGCGATGACTCGCTCTACTAAAAACTCACCCTCCACCGGCTGTCCCTCTCCGGGGCTTATTCGCTTTCCGGAGAAAGTACAACGTAAGTCCTACATACCTCATACTGGCGCCAATGATTCTCGTCATTCGGCCGGTATGGATTCACAGTAAAAATCCTCGCGGCCTAATTAACTGCGAGTGGGGGCGAGCCCTAATCTCGCCCCCAAACCTTTCTATTAGGGAGAAAGATATGGGCGCATTTAGAAATCTTAATGGGAGAGTTTTTGGGAAATTGACAGTTGTTGGTCACTGCCAGGATCAATCGGTTCAAAAAGGCACACTTTGGAATTGTCGGTGTGAGTGTGGAAACTTTCACATTGTCAACGGTGGAAATCTTTTAACTGGCCGTACTAGAAGTTGCGGATGCTATCAATTTTTATGGGGACGATTTCCAGAAGAAGAACGAAATTTTCGACTGTGGTTTTCAAACTACCAGTCTAATGCTAAAACTAGAAAGATAGAATTTTCTATAGGTGTGGAAGATTTCAGGAAGCTGGTCAGCGCCCCTTGCCAATATTGTAGGAAGGATCCAAAGCCCTACCGAGGATACGGCCGCGATGAAACGGCTCCTTATTTTTGTAATGGATTAGATCGCGTAGACAACACAAAAGGCTATACGGCCTCAAACTGTGTTCCTTGTTGTACGGTCTGCAATCTCATGAAACGTGGCATGACAGTAGAACAATTTTTATCCCACGTTCAATCCATTGCACTCAACAACAAGGAGAACGACAATCGGGAATAGCACAACCCAATTACAGCAGATCGTCGACTATTGCAAAACTCACGTCGAATTGAATCCAGTTCTGTCCCAAGGTGGTTTCTCCCAAGAGCCTGCGTTGACCATTGCAAACGATGTCATGACTGCAATGATGGCGCAACCGTTTAATCCGAAATGGAATGTCCAAAGATTTCCAGTAATGTATACGAATAGCTGGAGTCAGGACTACCCCTCCAACGTAGTTGACCTTGGTTGGCTCGAAACCGGAGTCATCTTCAACATCAACTCCACTGCAAATCCCAAAAACAGATATGATCTCGAAACCAACCGCTTCCTGCCCGAGACGTCTGTTCAATATGGTCGGCCCGGTCAAGTTTCTTGGGTCTACAACTTCAATGCGATCTACGGCATCTGGGGCGGCGCCAATCTGCAGGAGGGCTCGGCCCTGAACCCCGCGGCCGGTTCTGTCTATGGCCCTCTGGTTGGTGCGAGCGTCAACGCCCAGCCCAAGAATCCCCTCACCCAAGTCGTTGACCCCAACGGCAATTTCTGGACCCTGATCTACACTCCCAACTTTTATACCGTGGGCTGCACGCTTGGCGCCACCCAGCCGACATGGCCCACCACCATTCAGTATCCTACCCTCACGAAGCCCAACACTGTCGCGACTACAATTGCTGACGGAACTGGTGTGTGGACTGCGCTCAATCCCAGCGCCTTCGCTTTGCGTCTCAATCCCATCCCGTCGCAAACTGGCGTTGTGTGGCAGATTCGCGCGTGGTATCAGAAGCGCCCGCCTCAGTTCACGTCGCTCAGTCAGTACTTGGATCCTATTCCGGACGACTTTGTTCCGTACTTTCGGCGCGGATTTGTGGCCTACACGTACATGCACTCGAAAGACAAACAGGTGCTCGCGAAATTCGATCGGCAGCAAGCGCTGTGGAGAGAATCATTGATGACGTACATCCGTTCCGGCGATCGCGAACGCGACAACACTGGAATGTATCCGAGCGAAGGAATCATGAATTCACCCTACATTGATTATATGGGGCCAGCGAATCCCTACTTCCCGGGCGGTGGTTAATCTATGAGGGTTCTTGTCTACATTCCGCGCCACGGAAAAACAACGGATTCAGACAAGCACATTTTCCGAGGCAACCGCGACTCGAAGCTGAACGAAGAAGGCTTTCGAGATGCGTTTGAACTGCGAGAGTTTTTCAGAGACTTGGCCTTCGGAGACATTTACGCTTCGGACAGAACACGCTCTATCCAAACCGGCCACATAATTGGAGAACCACACGACAAAGTGCCTTACGTCACGAAGGCTCTTGAGCCGTGGAGAATTGGAGAGCTCACAGGCAAAGACAAATTGGAATACGGTCCTGTGATGCAGCACTACATTGACAATCCCGAGGAAGAAATTCCGGGCGGAGAATCTCGCAACGATTTTGAACACAACCGCATCTACCCTCTGATAGTGGAAGCCATAGAGATGGGTCTTGATGGGCCGCCTCCTATTATCGTTGGGCACTCTTCCATCATCCATGCCGCCGTTAACTTGATCAACGGAGACGGCTCTAAAACTCTCGCCGTGAAGCCGGGTGGCATCATAATAATCTACCTGGAAGACGGGGAGATTAAGATAAAAGCGGTTTTCAAGAAGGGAAAAGAAGATTCATCTTACGCGGTGGCGGACAAAAAGCATCAGTCCCCCTCCTCTTAAAGGACCAACATGGCAGGAAAGCCAAAAGATTTGACTGGAAAACGTTTTGGGAGGCTTGTTGTTTGTTTTCGTCTCGACGGTCCTCGCGCCAAGAGTGTATGTAAATGTGATTGTGGAAACATCACATCCGTCAAGGCACAGTATTTGAATAGTGGAGCCGTCAGAAGTTGCGGATGCAGGATGGGAAACCGCGGATCAAAATACTCAGGAGACCAACTAAGTCTTAAATATTCTTTCGCGCAGTACAAACACGGAGCTAAACGCCGCGGTTTATCTTTCAGCATTGGCATTGATGAGTTTAAAAACCTAACATCGTCGAATTGCTTTTACTGCGATCGTCCGCCCAACAACCCATCCACGCTGCCTCCAGCTCTTTTGAGAAAGTATAAAGATCCAGTAGTACCGTATCTGAGTAATGGGATCGATAGAAAGAATAACACGTTGGGATACGTAGTCGAAAATTGTGTCCCTTGCTGTCGCGAATGTAATTTTATGAAACAGAATGTTTCCCTTCCTGATTTTATAGATCAGATTCTTAAGATATCAAAAAAGTTTCCCAACGGAGGTCTCCTTTGGCGGCAACTATAACTCTGCTAAATACTATTGCTTGGGCACAAGCATTTGTTAATTGGGCCGATTTACAAGTAGGCGTGAACAAAGAACCCGCGATTACTTCTGCGAACATCGCCCTCCAAACCATTGTAGGCCCTCCCTTTGTGTGGCCCTGGAATCGCGCCTCGGGAACATTTTTAACGACGCAGGGAACCCAAGACTACAACTCTTCGATCGCCACCTTTGGGTATCTTGAGACGGCCACTCTTCAGCCGGCCGCCGTCATTACTTCCGCCGCGTTGACCAACAACGTCATCACTTATCAGGCGATCAATAAGTTTTCTACTCTCCTCCAAAGTCCGAAGCCTTTTACGGTTTCAGTGACTGGTTGCACGACTTCTGCTTTCAACGTCACTCAGGGCACTGTGGTGCGTGCGGATGCCACTTCTTTTGATGTCAATCTGACCCATGGCAACATCGGCTCTGAAGTTGAATCCGGCGCCTTGGCGCTGGCTGGCTTGATCTTCCCCATGGAGTTGAAGTGGGGGTCCTTGAGCGAGGCAACAGAACAGGATCGGCCCTCATTTATCGCGACACAGGATACCAGCGAGAGCGGAGTATCCGCGGTGTTCCGCTTGCTTCCGGTTCCGGATCAAACGTACCAAGTCAATTTGACGTATCAACAGGCACCGACGCTTTTTGCGGATCCCGGTTGGACGTGGGGCATTCCTGATCAATTTCAATACATCTACTCCTACTTCTTCTTGTTTCTGATTCTTGACTACTTTGACGATCCGCGTGCCGCTCGCTATCGACAGCTAGCTGTGTCTTCGCTTCTGGCCCGTCAGAGCGGTTTGAGTGAAACAGACAGAAATTTGTTCATCGGCAATTGGTTGCCGCTAGTGGCAGAGGAACAACAGAAGCAGCAAAGTACTTCGCAGGGCGCACAAGCCAGGGGGCTATAAGTGCCGGGACCGAATCTAATTCAAAGCCTGGGTGGACAGGCACAGAAGCCCGCGAGGTTCACAAGCATTTTCACTTCGCGGTTCTTCCTGGGTCTTTTCACCAATCGCAACCTCCTGCGCGGCCCTCTCAATCTGATTTTGTCAGATTTCTATCATGCTGGCACAACGGATGTGCTGTGCGACGGAAGCAACACCGAGCTCTACATTCAGCTGACGATGGTTCGGCGGCCGGGAAATCCCAAGTTCTCCTCGGCCACTGTGGTGGGGTCGCCGGATACTTTCTACTCTTTCCACCGCAGCGATGGAGCGATTCAGACGATCGTTGATACGGAAAATACCGTTCAGTACTTGACTTCGTCCGTGAACACGAGCATCTTCACCAAGGCTACGGGGGCGGGGGAAGGATATTTTCAGGGCGTACTGAACACCCTCTACATGGCTGACGGGGTAGATCTCTTGCAGTATACCCCGACCGGGAACACGAATCCCTCGACGGGAACAAAGGTTTGGAATTGGGGAGGCCCGGCGCCCACCAATGCCCCTTCGATCACTGTGCTTGCTTCGGGCTTTAACAATCCTGCATGGGCCGCGAGTACTTGGTATTCCACCATGGGGATCATAAGAGCCACGCCCACCGGCGGCGCAGCTACTCTGTACCAACTTTCTTCCGTAAACTCAGATCCGTCTAATCCAAATTCGACTCAAATTGGAGTTAGCGGAAACGGTCAGCCGAATTTTAGCACGTCTCCTGGCGGTCAAACGGTAGACGGGAGCGTGACTTGGTACTGCTCCACGAGTGCGGTTCAGTTGTGGAAGCCGAAAACGTTCTACAACCAGTATAACGTGATCTGGGATCCCGGGACAAACGGAATTTATTTTGCGTCCCACAACTTTCCCATTCAGAGCGCTAGCGCGCCGCCCAATTTTAACCATACCATCATCGGCAGTGCAACCACGGAAACTTCCGGAATGCGTTGGCGGTATTTGGGAACTCCGGGCGGGACGTGCCCGCTGTGGAAAAAGTCGACGGCATACACCGCCTTTCCTTTCGCCGATGATGCAACTCTTACTGTGACGACCGCGGTGATTGTCGAGCCGGTAATTCCTACTGTCGCGAATATGGCGTCAGGAAATCCGCCCATCTACATTCAGTTTTGTCGGGTTGCGGGAACTTCTGCGTCCTCTTTTACGCAGCCTAACTTCCCAGCAACGCCGAGATTCGTCGTGTCCGCGGATGGACAACTCTCTTGGACTTGTCTTGGTCTGTCGGCTTATCCATCAGTGGGGACGACTTTGGTTCCGTGGGCTCCTGGGCAGCCGACTTTTTCGGCATATGTGGACTCAAACAGTAACATCCAAGTTTGTATCGCAGCCGGCACTGCGGCAGCTTCTGCTCCGGTAACTCCTCTCCCCAATTACGGAGACATAACTGCAGACGGTCTAACAGCCCTGTGGTCAAACTGTGGTCCCGTCACCAATGCCCAGTGGCGTGCGGCCAGCAACTACTATTTGCCAATTGCAGGTTTTGCTCCGCCTTTGGCAGCCATCAAGTTTGGCGGGGCGGCTATCACAGACACGAACAACAACCAGGAATTTGTTTCACAGTCTGGATTTTCTGGGAATGCCGCTCCCGCATGGAGCACGACCGTTGGTGGAACCACGACAGACAATACTGGCGGAGGGACGGCCGTCGGTGTAGTGTGGGTCGAGAATGGCGCCGTGCTTACGAATTCTTTGACGTGGTCCTCCGGCTACGCGTATGCCTACTCGTTCAAGTCGCGAACGGCGGGGGACGTTTACAGCTTCGGCACGACAGTGCCCGCCAATTTACGACAGCTCCCGCCGCTCCAGACAAACTATTTGCCGGCGCCTTCTGGAGCACTAACGGGTGACGTCACCACTGCCTCCCCGATTCAGATTTTGAACTCGCCAAACCTCACGGGCGGCATCATTCAGCTGAGTGGTCTCGGCACGCTGGACCCTCAGTACGACACAATTGAAATCTACCGCTCTGTGAACGGTGGGCAGCAGGGCACTGTTTTGCTGTTCCTCACCGACATCCCTATGCCTCTTCCTTCGGGCGGAGTACCGGGAACTTGGACGTTCCAAGACTACATGCCTGACTTGGCCACGTCGACAGTACTGGTGGGACTCAACCCGCTGGTTACTGCACCGATCGCCCATCAGAATGATCCTCCTCCGGGGCAGACTGGCAGCACAGTGACCTCAAGCGGACTGATTGGACTGGTGTATCACCAAGGCCGGCTGTGGGGCTTTGTCGGATCAACGGTGTATGCTTCGGGCGGGCCGGATACAAATCCTGGCAATGGTTTCGATGCGTGGCCGCCGACCAACAATTTTCCTTTCCAGTCGCTCATCGTGAAACTCCTCCCGACGGCGGCAGGGCTTCTGGTCTTTACTACGACTGACCTCTACTTCATTGGCGGAGGGCCGGCAATAGGGTCCTACTATAGCCAACTGTTTGTGCCCGGCCTGGGAGTTTCGTCTCCCAATGCCGTCACGATGGTAAAGGGTCTGCCGTACATCTTTGCGTCCGATCGGCAGCTTCTGGCCATAGATCCTTCTTCGGGCGGCATCACGCGCGTCGGACACCCGATCGGTGATAAGCTTGATCAATTCAACCCCGCGAACGTGTATCTCACGTATCACTCATACGGTGATCGCGATCACGCGATCTTCATTGGAGATGGGGCAACTGGATGGTATCGGTGCGATCCCTCACTTGCGCCCGATAGCGATACAACTGGTCCCGTATGGTCACCCTTCGCCACTGTCAATGGCGGTCACTGCAAGGCCATCGTATCAGTTGAAACTTCTCCAGGCGTGCATCAATTGTTAGTGGGGGATGACAGAGACGATCAGTACGTACTGACGCGCGATTCTAATTTTGCGGTCTTCACTGACGGTGGTGCAGTTAGCACAGGAAGTGGAGGAACCGCATACGATGCCTACTTCACTATGGGCAACGTCGTGTTGTGCTCTCCCGGCCAGATGGCCGAGATGGCCTTCATCGAAATGGACTTTACTCAGGTGGGCTCACAGCCTACGGTCTCAATTCTTTTCGACGAACTCAGTGCGACAAATGGGGCGGCGTTCGAGATTATTTCGGGCTCGTTTGTGTCCGACCCTCCGAAAAAGTATGGGCTTACTGCGACACCGAAAACAATGTGGAGTAATCGTTACTACTTCGGGCAGACAACTGTGGCCAATACTTATCAGCAGCCTCTGCCGGCGTGGTGCAAATCCTTCCAACTGAAGGTAGACTTTGGCTCCGACGTTGTCATGAATCAAGCGTTGTCGATGTGCGTGTTCGGTGCCCTTTACCAGGAGAAGTAATTTAGATGCCTACGATTGCAGAAGCTACCGCGCCGCGGGATACAAGTAGCCTTGAACCGGTTGCTGCGCCTCTTCCGCCGACCCGGCCGCCTTTGCCGGCTCGAGCCAATCTGCCTGGAGCCAACCCTCTGGTACTGGGCAATCTTCCTACGATTTTTGGATCCTCTCCTGACTTCCAAAGAAATTTTTATCGGCCGGGCACATCACAAACGCGTATCCCACCCCTCCCTCCGCAAGCTAATGTGGCGGTGGGCGCGGCAACGAGGTCGCAGATTATTGTTCAGCAGGCGAGCCCCGCTATTGATCTTCAGGTAAATGGCGTAGATAATCCCGATCAAACGAAATTGAATCTGACAGGGACCGCCGTCGTTTACGGTCCTGGCCCTGGGCAGGTTGCGATTACTGCAGGGTCAGGCGATGGGCTGGTGCACGGCGATCCAATTTGGGATCTGGATAGCTCGGTCGCGTACTGGCGAGATGATTTTAAATTAGGTACAGCTACGGTAACTACTAACGGAGCAAGTACTTTTGGGGAACTGAAATGGGATGGTGTTACAGCAAGTGGTGGGGCTTGGAATAAAGGAACGTCCCCTCATGCCTTTCCGCATGTTGGATGGGTAAATTCGGTAACAGGAGCGACGGCTTCTACCTACTCGGCAATCTTTTTTCCGTTTGCGAATACTGCTGGTGCGTTTCATAATGCCATGCCCCTACTAGATTATCCCGGATGGAAAATGGTATGGGTGTTTGGCACGTATAATTTTCGGAGCTTTAACGACGTTTCTATATTTCCATTAACAAAGAAACAGTTGTATATAGGACTTTCTCCTTGTTTATATTCCGTGACATGGGCACCCGGCGGAACAGTGAATGCCCGACCACCTTATTTCCTAGGATTACGATTTGATACTGATACGACATCTCCCGCCATCGGCGACAGCACTTTCCATTTCGAGATTGTTGCGAATCCCAACTTTGCGCAAACCCGAAATAATACTCAAGGAACGGTAGTAGACACAGGGATTACTCCCACTGAGTTTACATCATATCGTTTAGAGATGACGTATAAATCATCGTCCTCTTTAACTATGAGCTTATACGGCAGTGATGGCTCTAATGCGACCCATACTTTCACATCCATTCCAACCCTTAGTTCTATCGCGGGAACGGGCGGCCTAGTCATAAATCTTGCTCGAAAGAATGGTCTGGGAGGAATTGTTTATGCGGCAAACGCGTCATTTGGAACCTCTAACGCCTTTTATGCAATTGGCAGCAAATTTACGATAAGCGGAAATACCGACAATGCCGCTTTTAATACATCAGGAACGATTATAGGAGATGGACTTGGAACTCCTATATTTATTTTTCCCGGTTCAAATATATCGACTTCACCAGCAAACGCCGGTACGACAATTACTGGCTACCCCGGTCTGACTCCTTATTTTGGTTGGGGCAATGATACCCAAAGTACTCCTGACTCCGCTACAATTGGCATAGATTTCTTTAGCCTTGTTTGGAACTCTGGATTAGCTAGTAGTCCACTTGCTCTCACAAGTCTCGCAAGTAGATTTACAACTGGATCTTAAAAACATTTCGGAAAGATAAAATGGAAATTGAAAAAATATTACTTGATCTTTCAAAAGAACAAGCTGCGACTCAACAAGCAGTAATCGATTTAGGAAATCGATTACTTGGGGCGAGTGGCCAACCCGGTGCTTTGCCCATTCTTTATCAAGAACAAAAGGAACTCTCTAACCGCGTCAATTCAGTTGAGAAAAAGGTTTGGTA